ATCTACGGGTATTAAAGAAGATATTGTTAGTTCGCTACATTCTTGAGCTCTGTCTACAAATTTTTCTCTCTTCTCTTTTAATTTTAAATATCGTTCTTTTGCTGTAGGATTAACCTGTAGCATTGTTTCGTTGCTCTTTTTTATTGCCATTTATATCCTTATTAAACAGTAACGCCTGAACTAGAACCAGTAGTAGTATAATTTACTCCTGTTTGTAGAGCAGATGTGCCTGATTTAGAAGCCATTTTCTTTTTCTTCTTAATATCTTTATCGGCTGTTACCAACTCTATTGGCTTTTCTATTACTTCCGACATTCTTGAAGCGACCTGAGCAGGTGCTCTTTGAATAGGTGCGGCTTGTATTTTTGGTGCTGACATACACATAGTATTATTATTTTATCCTCTCTTGTAATGTATTGATGAATCGTACTACATTCCTTTGACCTGCTTTAAAATATACTGTCTTAGTATCATCTTTTAATTCAGGTGATTTCTCAGGATATAGTTTATTTAGTAGTTCTACCAAGTCTTCTGACTTGTTAGGTAAAACTAAATCTTCATTTTCGTCCATATTATTCTTCTAAAAAGGGCACTTTAGTTCCATAACTTGCCCGTTGTAGTTCCTTTGTTATATTCTGTTGCTCTATTCTCAAAGAAATTAGCGTGTTCAACTCCATTTAACACCCAATCTAACCACCCTAAAGGGTTATCTTTGACACCATAATTAGGTTTTAATGATAGCTGAAGTAGTCTTCTATCCGCTATATATCTTATATATTTCTTAACTTCATCAGAAGTAAGTCCTCTTATACCACCCATTTCAAACGCTAAATCAATGAATTTATCTTCTAATTCTACCATATCTCTAGCTGTTTGATAGATAGTTTTCTTAAATTTATCCGTCCATACTTTAGGATTTTCTTTAATTAATGTTTTAAATAATCTAATCATACTTTCAACGTGGTGTGTTTCATCTCTAATACTCCAAGTTACTATCTGACACATACCCTTCATTCTTCCATATCTTTGAAAGTTAAGTAGCATAACAAAGGAAGCAAATAATTGCAGTCCTTCACCAAATGCAGAGAAACAAGCTATGTCTCTAAGGAATCCTTCAATACCTTTTCCTTTATCTTTAAATAAATAAGTATGTTTATTAGCCATTTCTTTGTATTCTTGAAAGGCTTTGAAATCTAATAATGAAGGTTCGCCAAGTGTATCATTGAGTAATGAATAAGCGTGAGCGTGATTAGCTTCACTGGTTGCAAAAGAAGACAACATCATTCTAACTTCAGGTGGTTTAAATTTAGGAATATAGTTATCTAAATAGGCTTTAGCTATATCTACATCACCTTGAGTAAAGAATTTTAGTATTTGATTGATTAAATTTTTCTCTTCTTTTGTTAAGCGTTCATTCCAATCTCTTATATCTTCGTGTAAAGGCACTTCACTAGGAAGCCAGTGCATTTTTTGCATAGTATCATATGCGTTAAAAGCCCAGTCATAATCAAATGGCTTGTAATAATTTCTTTCTGTAAATAAACTCATCGTGTTAATAATTCAATCCCTTCTATAATAACTAATGCTCCTAATTCTAATACTAAAATTGCATGATAGACAGTCCATAAGACTGTTTGCTTTTCTTTTCTATTTTTACTCACACGCTAAACAATCCGCATCAGGAAGAATCTCTCTTTTGATTTTCTGTGATATTAATTCTGCTCTTTTAATTGCTTCAGAACGACAGTAGTAAAGAGTTTTTAATTTACGTTTCCAAGCTAACATATGTATATCGTGTAGTTCTTTTATATCCACATCAGCAGGTACGAATACATTAACACTTTGAGCTTGACAAATAAACTTCTGTCTATCTGCGGCGTGTTCTATTATCCATTGTTGGTTTATCTCAATAGCAGTTTTAAAAATATCTTTTTCATAGTCTGATAACTCTTTGAGATGCAAGACCGAGCCTCTTTGAGAGACAATGGACGACCATATATCATCATTATTTATTCCTTTCTTTTCTAATAGTTTTTCTAAAAATTTATTCTTAACTAAAAATGAACCTGACATTGTTTTCTGAACATAAGCGTTAGCTCTGTAAGGTTCTATTGATGGTGAAGTAGTACCACAAATAATTGAAGATGATGCGTTAGGTGCTATAGCTAATAGATGAGAATTACGCATACCTGTTCCTTCCATATCAGGAGCTTCTCCTCTTTTAACTGCTAACCTTTTTGATTCAGCAACAGCTTCCTCTTTTATCTTTTTAAATATTTGTAAGTTTTTTGATTTCGCTAAAGCAGATTCAAAGGGAATATTCTGTGATTGTAAATAAGCGTGAAAACCCATAGTACCTAAACCAATACTTCTTTCATTGTTGGCACTGAATCTAGCTTTAAACAATTCATCGGGTGCATAGTCAATAAAGTATTGTAGTACGTTATCTAAGAAGCGAATCATATCAGGAATAAATAAACTATCTTTTTTCCATTCTTCATATTTTTCTAAGTTAAGGGAAGATAAACAACAAACTGCTGTTCGTGTTTCATTAGTAGGTAGGGTTATTTCGGTACAAAGATTAGAGTGTTTAACACTTAATCCTAAATCTTTTTGTGATTGTGGTAATCCTTCATTTATAGTATCTATAAAACAAACATAAGGCTCACCTGTAGCTACACGATTCTCTAAAATTTTCTGCCACAAATCTCGTGCTGATACTGTTCTTACTTTTAATTTTGTATGTGGGTCTATTAAACTCCAACTGTCATCATAGGTAGGTTCTTTAATACATTTATCTATAAGTTCCATAAAAGTATTAGGAACATTAACTCCGTGATGTAAGTTTAAACATTTTCTATGTATGTCACCACCACTAGGTTTTCTTATATCTAAAAATTCTAATATTTCAGGGTGTGTTATATCCATATAAGCGGCATAACTTCCTCTTCTAGTTTTACCTTGTGAGAAAGCTAACATTTCTGAATCTACAACGTGCATAAAAGGAATAACACCTGAAGATTGAGAACCACCTGAAGTTGCTGTACCATCAGACCTAACATCTCCCCAATATCCTGCAATACCACCACCAACAGAAGCTAACCAAGCGTTTTCTGTATAGTGTTCAGCAAGTTCACCTCTACTGTCACCAACATAACTTAAAAAACAAGAGATAGGCATACCTCTTTTAGTACCTGCATTACTTAATATAGGAGTAGAAAACATACACCAAAGATTAGAAACATATTCATATATTCTTTGTGCCATTTCATCATTATCAGAAAAGGCTTTAGCCGCTCTCATAAAAGCATCTTGAGGTGACTTCTCATCAGGTAATAAATACCTATCCTTTAAAGTAGTCTTGCCAAAGTCTGTTAGTAAATTGTCTTTTTCGTAATCCATTATTTTTTAAATTGTCCTGTGTTGGGTGTGTTGTTTGCTATATCATCAAAAAATTTTTCTGTTTCTTTATCTATAGGTTCTAAGTCTTCTTGTAATTTTTCTGATTCTGTTTTTTCTTTTTGTTTACGTTCTGCTGTTTGTCGTTTTGATTCTTTATATGATTCGTTCAATTCTTTCTTTTCTTTCTCAGCATTTTCTAAGAAATCATTTTCATCTTTTCCAAATATCCTAGTCCAACCTTCTTTATATTTTTCAGTTGGGTGATGTATTGGATTTCCTGCTAAATTACGATTTTTATTATTGTAGTCATATTTGCCCATTATATTCTATTTTCTTTTTTTAATCTTTCTTTTAATCTTTTTCTTTTTACCTTTTAAAATATATTTAATTAAATAAATTACATTACCTAAAAATATTAAAAAGGATAATACTACAAATATTAATAAAACACTGTGAATATCCCAATCATCTGTTGTCCATTCTTTATACTCAATTTTTTCATTGTTTGTATTAACCAACTTTAACTTAATACTTTCATCGGGCTGATACAATTCCCACATTATAACTTCATTTGTTTCAACTACGTTGACTGTCATACCATCAAAGTCGTGAGCAATAGTTTTACGAACTAACTTTTTAAGTTCTTTAGCTTTCTTCACATAATGATATGCGTGAGTTTTAATATCTTTATCTGTTGTTAATGTAGTAGTAAAATCTAAACCACTGTATGCTTTAGCATAGGTATTATTACTTAATGCTAAACTAGAAACACTAGATAATAATGAAAATCCACTACAACCATTTAATAAACTAAGAAGGAGAATTAATCCTAATACTTTTTTCCCTATCAATTGTAACATAATTTATTTCCTTTGGTTCAAATTGTTTCAAAGAATCAAAGACAATAGTCTTATCAAAATCTTTACAACTGTAAACGTCTAATTGTAATAATGAAGGGACAACTTCGTCCCAACAATGTAACGAAATATGAGAAGTTTGTAATAAAGCAAAACCTGTTAAGCCACTAGCACCTTTTACATCTACATAGTGAGCAACGGGTTGCCCTAATCTTTTCATACCAATCGCTGATACTAATTTTCTTAACCACTTTCTTACGAAACGAATATCTGTTGGTGGTTTATTTATATTAGCTCTGATAATTAAATGATTATGTTTAACCATTTTTATATATAGCTTTCATTGTCTTATCAGCTTCCTCTTCTTGTGTCTGTCCAGTAAGTTTTAATTTTATCTTTCCTTCAGGCTGTGTTTCCTGTTCTATTAATAAATCAATATACTGTTTTGCTTTCTTTAGGTCTTCTATCTGTGCTTCTTTAGTGTCGTGTTTATAACGCCAACGACAAATATATTTAATAGCATTACCTTCGGCATACGGAATATTATTCTGCATAACAAAAGTAATGGGTTCTATTTTAAATCTAAAGTAATGAGAGGGGTGTTTTATTTTATCTGCCATAACTTAACCCTTCCCGTCTTCTTATTGTATTCTTTATGTCTAAGAATATGTGCAACTCTAGCTTGTTGTAGAGCCTCTTTCTTAGTAAAGCCTTTAGCCTTATAAGCTCCAACAACGATTTTCCATAGCTCTAAAAGGGGTACATTAGTGTAACTCTTAATCATTTTTTCAGCAGTTTTTATACCCACATTTGGCAATCCTGAGTACCCATCTGTACTATCACCTGCCAATGTCTGTATCATAAACCAATAATCAGCCAATCTCTGAGGTATATCTTCAACTGTCTCTCCATCTCTACTAACTTTAGCAGGAATTTGTCTCATATCTTTATCAATAGAAACAATAATCCTATCTTCAGTAGGGTGTGGTTCAGTTGCCATTATCCCCATAACATCGTCAGCTTCTAAATTTTTCCACATAACTCCATTATGTTTCTTCATAATGTATTCACGCAAAACATTTAAAACCATCGGCTTACGTCTGTCTTTACGATTATCTTTATAACTCGGAAGAATATCTTTACGAAAATTATTCTTATCAGTTAAAGCACAAACATAATCGTCAGCGTCAAAGTTAGAACCTAACTCATCTATCTGAGCATCTACTTCAGCCATACACGTCTTTTCATCACAGTGTAATGTCCAAAATCCATCACCCCAATGTGTACTTACTTCATTGGAAGTGGCTATCTTATATATTAATATGTCACCATCTATTAATAATACTTTATCTTTTTTTTTCATTTTTGCCTTCCTCATATTGTTTGATTTAATAAATCTTCTTTTGGTATGATATGTCCTTTAGAAGTCCAGTTATCTCCCCCTACTTTAATTGGGTATTTCGTCATTAATTTTTTTAGTATTTTTGTAGGGACAAGAACCCACGTTTGAGCTTCACGTTTTTCTAACCATAAACAGAACCCCCAAAACTTAGCTGTAGTAACATTAATACCTGAAGGCTTCCCTCTACTTTCTGTTTCTACATATACATTACCAGTCTTCTGACATAACCTATCAGCTTTAGCTTCTATTTGACCTTCTATGGCTAATTTAAGGTCGTCCTCGTGTTTTTCACCAAATGGTAAATCATTCACAAAATTACTCTTAACCTTCATATCAAACTTATTATTTTTCTTTTTCATTAATGTGTTTCACTCCAGTTATTTCCTATTTTATATTGTCCAGTTAAAGGCAATCTTAAATTGAAGTGTTTTCCAGTACGTTCAATAGATTCTACAGCTAACTTTCCTATTTTCTCTGCATCTTCTTCAAGACATTCAACTTGTATTTCATCGTGTACCCAAACAACTTGTTGAACATCATTATATTTTTTAACAGCTTTGTTAAACTCAATTAACCACTGCTTACAAACTATAGCTCCTGCACTTTGTAAAAGAGAATTGAGTGCGGCGTGTACTGAACGAATTTTAATTTGTCTTTTATCAAGACCTATTAAA